CCAAGCGACATTTACCAACTCAGCAGCAGTCACAAATACGGCGGGAACTCTACGATGGGCGTTGAGGGATACGGCAGACGGGGACCGAGTTTTGGCGAGGGGAAACATCCGAGTATTAGAGGCGGCGGAAGAAGATGGCTAGGTCAGCGAGAACCCACGGAAGTAAAGCGAGGAGCCTCCACAGGAAGAGGGGGTCGAGTAAACCTGGACACCCTTTGTACGCGACCTCGCAGTGGAAAGGGAAAAAAGGTCTGCGGTTGAAGCACCTGTCGAAACAACCCTTCTGCGTAGCGTGCCGAGAAGAAGGGAAGACGTTCATCGAGAGCATCCCCGATGTTGCCATCGTGGATCACATAAGACCCCACAGGGGTCGGCCAGAGTTGTTCTTCGATGAGGACAACTTACAGACGATGTGCAAGTCGCACCATAGTAAAAAGACTATTCAAGACATGGGAGGATACGGAAGATGACACCTTATAAAAAACTGCCTTCACCACCTGACTACTTGACCAATCATGGGATTGCCAAATGGTCTGAGGTAGGCGGTAGATTAGTGGAAATGGAAGAACTGTCGGAGGCGAACATCGATGTCCTTCGCCTTTATTGCGAAGCCTGGGAAGACTTCCGACTCGCAATGGAAGAACTGCAAGCACATGGCAGTTCGACTTGTGTATCAGAGAAGGGAGGGCATTATGCCCACCCAGCAGTTAGCCGAAAATCGGCAGCGATCAAACGGGTAGAGAAGTTCGGGAAACAACTCGGATGGAGTCAGGTTAAGGACACGGGCAAGAAAGCGAACAAGATTTCGAGTCGCCCAACAAACCTATGAAAAACGACTACACCAAACATTGGATGCGTGACGCATCTGACGACCTCGCAGTGAGCAAAGGATGCAAATTCAATGTTCTGCGGGGAGCGTATGCTGTTTGGTGGATCGAGAGAAACTGCGTCCTCTACGAAGGTGACTATGCGGGGTCACCGTTGATCCTTCGTGGGAGACACGACGAAGAGGTAGGGCAATGGGGAGTGCCGGAAGTCTTCGACGTAGAGAATGCTCTTGCGAGGCATGAACACTACATCGATGGAGTGGCGAAAGGGGTTCATACCGACTGGCAATACGAGTGCATCATGCGGCTGTTCGGGTGGGTCACACTCACCGAATGGAGAGGGAAAGAAGAGTGGGTCCGCAGGTTTCGGCGGGCGAGTTGGTGGGTCAGTAAGAAAAACAAGAAATCCCCCACTCTTGCAGCTATCGGGTTGTACCTGACTTGCGGCGACGGGGAGCCTGGACAGAAGGTCGCTCTGTGTGCAAAAGATGGAAGTCAGGCCAGGGACATCGCGGGGCAGCACATCCTGCAAATGGTCAGTCAGTCCTCTGAGCTACAGGCGGAGTGCAACATCAACCTGAATGAAATGAAGCTGACTCACATCCCATCAGCGTCGATCATGAAACCGTTCTCGTCCTCGAACGCAAGATCCCAGCAGTCTAAAGAAGGATTCAACGGGTCTGTGTTGGTTGATGAAACTCATGTTGTGGACCGGGCATTCATGCGACGCATGAAAAGGGCAGGTATCAGTCGAAAAGAACCTATACAACTTGAAGTGTCAACAGCGGGAACCGACCCAGATGGGTATGGGAAAGAGCAGTTTGACTATGGTGCCGCAGTCGCCAAGGGTGAAGTCGAAGACTATCAGTTCATGTACCAGGCGTATGCAGCGGACCCAACGATTAAGTTTTCTGACCTCACCTCAGACAATATCTGTGACATAGGAAGGAAGATCAATCCTGCATGGGGCCACACGATCCACGAAGCGGAGTTTGTCAACGACTGGATAACGTCAGGGAGGAAGATCGGAGAGCAACTCGACTTCCTCATGTATCGCTTGAATGTGTGGCAAGAGAGTTCTAGTCCGTGGCTTCCTTCGGGAGTATGGAAACAGAACCTCGACCCCGAACTCACTTGGGAGTCACTGAAAGGCAAACGATGCATCGTCGGGTTCGATAAGTCAGATAAGCGGGACTTTTCGGCGTTCGTTTGCCTGTTCCCGACATATGACAAGCATGGAGTCAGCGAACTGATCTTGTGGCCGTTCGTCATAGCACCAGAAGCGTACATCGAAAGAAACTCCGATCTCGCACCTTTTGCTGATTGGCAAGCGTCCGGCGACTTGATAGTTAGCCCAGGTGACGTAATTTCTGTGGGGACACTATACGATACTTTTGGTACAATCAATGACCATTGTGAAGTTGACTTTCTCGGGTACGACCCACACAAAGCGGAGTCTGTGACACAGATAATAGAACAGGGGGCGTCCTCCATCGAAGGAGGAGAACTTAGTAAAGGGTTTGGGGTGGAACGTGTTTCCGTGAACCAAGGCACGGCATTGTTTGAGCCGATTACGGAATTCGAGGCATTGGCGATAGAAAACAAGATCAAGCACCCAGGGAACAAAGTCTTTGACTGGATGATGGGGAACATCCATGTTAAAGAGACTTCAGGCCGTAAGCGATTGCTGAAGGCGGACGAGGGACAAGCTAGGGTGAGGAAGATCGACGGACCTGTGGCTGCGGTCACCGGACTCGCTCTCGTAATAGACAACGAGTATCGGCCCCAGCAAAGTATCTACGAAACAAGAGGACTGTTGACCCTATGAGCATCTTAAATTCAATCAAAAGCATGTTCGGTATGCATGGAGGCCACCTAGAAGGGGGGCAACCTAACCCAGCCCATCCATTTTGGTATACAAGCCTGATGGATAATGTCTCGGGAAAGCCGCACATCACGCCCGAATACGCACTGCGAATCTCTGCGGTATTAGCGTGCGTCCGAGTCATTGCTGAGTCAGGGTCTACGCTTCCTGTGAATCTTTACAAGAGGAACGCAGACGGGACGAAAGAGAAGGCGAGCGATTCACACATCAACAAAGTCCTTCACGACAGCCCTAACCGGTGGCAGACCTCGGTAGAGTTTTACGACCAGATGTTTAACTATCTGCTCTTGAACGGGAACAGTCTGCATAGGATAGAGGCGAACTCCAGTAGTCCCGTGGGATCGTTGAGACCTATCAACCCTTTGCGGGTGAAGAAGGTAACTCTTCTGGGAGACGGACGGAAGAGGTTCCACCTCGACGACGATGAAATCCTTGACTCTCATGAAGTTCTTCACGTCATGGGGATGTCGCTCGACGGACTCTGGGGGACATCGGTTCTGAGCTACGCAAGAGACTCCCTGGGGATTTCTCTTGGAGCGGAGCAGATGGGGCTGCAACTCTTCGAAAACGGTCTTCGTCCGAGTGGAGTCTTAGAGCATCCCCACAACCTCAGTGATGACGCTATCGAGAGGCTCAGAAGGCAGATCGGGGAAGTCCACGGAGGAAAGTTCCACAAACCTATGGTTCTCGAAGAGGGAATGAAGTGGAGTCAGTTATCGGTCACACCAGAAGACGCACAATTCTTAGAGACCCGCAAGTTTCAGGTCGAAGAGATTTGTCGAATCTTCCGAGTTCCTCTACACATGGTTCAGTCATTGGACCGAGCGACGTTCAACAACATCGAGCATATGTCGATTCAGTTCGTGACGCACACGCTTCGTCCGTGGCTGGTGAGGGTCGAGAAAGCGATGAAGAGGGACTTGCTCTACCAGGACAAGTTCTATGTCGAGTTCTTGACTGAAGGGCTTCTACGGGGCGATACGAAGTCCAGATACGAAGCATATGCATCAGCGATCCAGAATGAGTGGATGTCTTCGGACGAGGTCCGAGCTATCGAGAATCTCAACCCGCGACCGGACGGAGAAGGTGGGGAATACAAAAACCCATCGATCAACCCGAAGGAAAGCAGCGAGGCAGCGGAACCAGACAGCGAAGGCGAAGCAGTGGCTTATGCTTTCGCAGAAGACATAGCAGTCTCTATCGCCCGGCGGGAAGAGGCTCAACTCGATAAGAGAGCATCGGGGGCAAGCCAAGACCCAGCCAAGTTCAAAGAGTGGGCGGCGGAATGGTACTGCGGACATGCGGAGTGGACAGACGCGAGGATCAACACTTTCTGCGAAGTCACCGGAGTTCAGGACGTTGACAGAACTCGATTGGTGCAGGCATTGACCGCAGGTGCAGTAAAATCCATGTCGGATTCAGATGACCTCGGCAAGTGGGTCGAGGAAAGAAAATCAGTGGTATATGAAACCGTTTCTAACGAACTTAAAAAGGTGATCAAATGAGATACAGTAAAATCGCACAAGAACTCTGCGCTCATCCTTGGGCGATCACAGAAGCTAAGTTGGACACCATCGTTGGTGTCCTTCTTCTGAAGCAAAGCGGGGGCGAGGTCTCTGCGGATGTTCGGGAGAAGATTGTAGCAGAGGCAGAAGAGAGAAAAGCTAACCTACAGCGAAGCGTAGGGAAGATCGGTGTTATGGGCATCTACGGGACACTGAGCCACAGACCCTCAATTTTCTCATCAGGGGGACTGTCCGCAATGGAGATCAGAGAGAAAGCTAAGGCACTGGCAGCGGATGAAGACATCGCAGAGGTCATCCTCGACGTAGATTCTCAGGGCGGGTCGGTGTTCGGGTTACCTGAAGCGGCGAGGGCAATTTACGAACTCCGCAAAGTCAAACCTGTAACCGCAGTCATCAATACGCAAGCACACTCCGCTGCGTACTTCCTTGCTTCCCAGGCCAGTGAGATCGTATCCACAGAGAGCGGATACACAGGATCGATCGGTGTTATCCTTCCTGTCGTCGATGACAGCGAGGAAGAAGCGAACGTAACCTACATTAAGGCAGGCAAATATAAAGCAGAGGGGTACGAGGCTCCCACAGAAGACTACAAGGAGCATATGCAAGGGATCGTGGACAAGTTCTATTCCCAGTTCGTCAACGCAGTGGCGAGAGGTCGAGGGATCGATGCAGATAAAGTTCAGTCTGACTTCGGGCAAGGTCGAAGTTTCCTCGCTGAAGAGGCAATGGAAAGGGGCATGGTCGATAGGATTTCTTCATTCGACGAAGTCATCGAAGACAAACTGAATAAACTAAAATCTAAAAGAGAGAGGAGTCGAAGACTTCGTTCCGCATTGATCTAAAGCTAAATTTGGTCTTTACCACATTTAGTGTTAAAATACAAGGATACAAAACCAGTACGAAAACTCGGCTGGCGAAGGGCAGGAAATCCCGCCCAAACTACGGAAAAACTACTTTACTCTATTAAAAAGGCCGAGTTATGAAACTCAACAAACTGAAGAGCGAACTGGTCGCGGCAAAGAAAGCATTCAAAGCTGCCGCAGATCAAGATTTGTCGGACGAAGAGTTCGACGCATTGGAAGCGAAGGTTAAAGACCTGGACGCAGCTATCTCAAAAGAAGAGGATCGCCTTAAGCGAGTCGAAGCCTACACAGGTGGCGACTACGAAGTCGATGCGAAAGCTGACCCGGCGGACACTCCGAAAATCAGCAAAGTCGAGGACCAGTGGCAGAAAGACCCTGCCCTCGGCTACTCTCGACCAGGTGTCTTTCTCGAAGAGGTCATGAACGCAGAGATGCGGGGAAGCATTTCTCCTCAACTCAAGTTTCTTGCTGCTGCGGGAAGCGACGAGCATTCGACCCTCTCTAATACTTACGGCGGGTTTCTGATCCCAGAAGCATTCCGCCCAGAAGTGTTGTCCGTGTCTGTTGAAGCAGACCCAACGGCAAGCCGAGTTACTCAACTTCCGATGGCCTCTGATGTCGTCAACATCCCAGCCCGAACGGACAAGAACCATACCACTTCCGTCAGTGGCGGGTTGACTGTCGGTCGAACGACGGAGACTCAAGCTCCCGACAATAGTCGAATGGCTTTGGAGAACGTCAAACTTGAGGCGACTGCCCTCATGGGTCTGAGTTACGCTTCTGAGCAATTGCTTGAGCGTTCCGCAGTTTCTTTTATCGCACTTCTGGAAAGCGGATTCTCTGATGAGTTCTCTTCTAAGATGTTCGACGAGAAGATCAACGGAACAGGGGCAGGAAGTCCAGTCGGTATTTTGAATGCTGCTGCGACAATCTCAGTCGCGAAAGAAGGCGGTCAGACTGCGGATACGATCACAGGTCAAAACCTGATCGACATGCGACATCGTGCATGGCGATACGGGAACTCTATCTGGCTTGCTAATCATGATGTTTATCCATCGTTGGTCACAGCACACGTCACGATGACGAATGATGACATTCCTGTCTTCGTCCCAGGCAATGGGATCGACGTTCCAGACACGATCTTGGGACGCCCAGTCTACTTCACGGAGTATGCGAATACTCTCGGTGACAAGGGCGACATCATGCTTTGTGACTGGTCACAGTACCTTTGGGGAACTTTGGGCGGAGGCAGCATTCAATCTGCTGAGTCCATGCACGTTCGTTTCGTAAATCACGAACGAACATTCAAGTTCTACACATACAACACAGGCTCTCCTTGGTGGAAGTCAGCGTTGACACCGAAGAACTCAAGCACGACTCTAAGCCCGTTCGTCACCTTGGCGGCCCGAGCTTAACCCTAGTTTTCATATCCCGCCGGGGCGTACGCCCCGGCAATTTCCCATAGGAGATAAATTATGGCAGTTGCTACAAGCACTGATCAATCGTCAACAATCATGGCGATCACTCAATACGACCATGACCCAGATGCCACCACTGCAACAGACGTTGCCTGGGTTGACATGCGGGATTATGGGAAGTTCATCGCATCGTTCTTCCGTACTGTCGGCACTTCAGCTTTGACCTACAAGATCATCGCAAACTCAGCCAGCGACGGCAGCGGAACTGATGTGGAAATCAAGGCAGGTTCAGCGGCCCCTGATGCCGTTGGAGATTATGCATTCCTCGAATGCACCGCAGAGGAACTGCTTTCCGCAGGGACTGACTTGCGGTATGTCTCGCTGAACCTGACATTGGCGACAGGGACCGACGAAGGAGTAGTCACCTACATCCGCAGTTGTCCTCGGCACGCTCAGTCCGGTTTAACAGCGGACAGCATCGCCTAGTATGCCTGAATCTTCAAACCTCGTCCCGGTCAAATTCAGTATTGACCGGGACGTCGAAGATCACAACGGCGAAGTCGTCGAGTCTTTCGAAGCAGGTAAGGTTTACAAGCTACAGAAGGCATCCGCCGACCGCTGGGTAAAACGTGGAGCAGCGACATATGAGACCGTCAATACTAAGCCTAAAAAGAACAGTTCAACCAGTAGTCGAACCAGTCGCAACAAGCGATCTTAAATCCTGGTTAGGTTACGGCGGGACTGATCAGGATGCGGTATTCGACTCCATGATCGTCGCGGCGAGGGAATGGACTGAACTGTTCCTCGCAAGACAATTGGTTACAGCAACTTTCACGTTGAAGATGGACTTCTTCGACTGGACGGTGATTGACCTCCCGAGGCAACCTATTCAATCGGTCACATCGATTGAATATGTTGACTCTCAAGGAACAGCACAGACTTTGAGTTCTGCGTTGTATGACTTCAGCGCGGACAGCGGCAGGATAGCTCCCGCCTACAATGAGTCTTGGCCCGACACTCGGGACCAACTGGAACCTGTTACTATTACATACGTCGCTGGGTACGGCGACGAGGGGCATGATGTCCCCGAACCTATACGCCAGGCAATACTGCTGATTGCCACCGGGATGTGGATGAACATTCAGGGATGCGGAGGCGGAGTAGGTTGTGATGGGAACGGTATCAGCAACGCAGGAAAAGCGTTGCTCTACCCTTACCGGATCATGTCGGTATGAGAGGCAAACCTCAACGATGTAAGACGTTTAACGCAACTCTCACCGTGGAGAAACCCTCCACGGCGATTGCGGACGTGAACGATTACAACGAGATCGACCTCTACGATGATTCCAACTGGTCGGAACATTGCGTCCGACCAGTTCATCGTCGCCCCATGAGTGGTAGGGAGACTGAGATACATGGCAAGATCATCGGGACTAGGGACGAGGTTTTCGAAATGTGGGGGGACAACCTCACCCGAAAAATCTTAGCAACCTATAGAATTAAATACACCGACATAGACTCAGTGGATCACACTCTCCAAGTGTGGGACGTCCATGTCAGTGACGACTATAAATGGGTGACATTGCGGGCTAAAGAGGACATCTCGCAATGAGGGTAACGCCAGACCTGAAAAAAGGACCAATAAGAACTGACGGGTATATGAGATTCACTTCTACACTACTTCGGATGTGGAAGTTCGAAGATAGCAAGTCCACGAAGAAAGCTGTCACCAGGTCCATATCCAAAGGGGCGACAATAGTCAGAAGAGCATACGTCAAAGCTGCTCCAAACGGACCCCCAAAAGACTCAAAAAACTACCCTAACCATAAGAAGATGAGGAAGTCTGCGAGGAGGAAAATTCGCCGCCCTCAGAAGCGAAAAAATGCCGTTGCTAAGGTCGGTTACAACGTCGGGATCAAAGGGCGATCCGACCCCAGAAGAGCGTATCATGCCCACTTGCCTTCTGTCGGAACTGTCCAGCGTACTCGGTGGCGAACTTCAGGGATGCCCACGGGGAGAGTGAGAAGAAACCACAGAATATCGAGGGAAGTGTCTACCGCATACATCCCGGCTATCCGAGCAATCGAAGCGGAGTACAGAAAGTACACGATGAAAATGTTCAGTTCCATGGGGAAGTAAAATATGGCAGCCACAATCAAGAAAGAACTCAGGGACAGAATATCTGTTCTTTCAGACATCACCTCGGCGGCGTACAAAGTGTATGTAGATCGCATTCCGC